TTTTAACTTTATAATTTTGTAATATTAAAATTTTGTAATATCTTTGCATGGTATTACTAATATCTAAAAATATGAAATTCACAAAAAGGGGTAAAAAGAAGTTTACATTAGAAACAGAACTAAGCAAAGGCTTTGTAGCCAGGGTAACGGAAAACAGATTGGACTTGGAGTCCATAAGCAAATCGTGGAAGATCTCATTCTCGAAATCAACCACGGAGTACGCATACGCATTGTATCTTCTACAACACAACAATGTCAATGAATTGGCGCTTGCAACCGCCATGCTATTCAACTGCACACGTGTATTCACGGATGCTGAAATGCTGAAAGTCGTAATGACGGCAATGCAGAAGGTTGACGAAAAGCGCGCAAAGAACATGGCCAAGCAGTCCGCTAAGGAAGATGACTCGGAGATACTTGACAATGAGGCACTATTACAGGCAAGCATAGAAGAAAATGCCGCCACAAAAAGCGGCAAGAAGGCCGTAAAGAAAATTATGAAAAATAAGTAATCATGGGCTGGGGGACTGGATTTAAAGCAGACGTGTACATCAGCGGGATTGATGTGAAGAACGTGGGTCACGCACAATATCTTATTGATGTTTGTCAGGAGAACATAGATGACATCACGAAAACCCTTATAGGGCTTGCGGTCGCTACACCTCACAAGTCGGAGGAAGAGACGTTGGCAGACATGGTGAATAGCGCAAAGGTAGAAGTTGAGGATTGCGTGGGTACCATAATAGAGGAAACCGTAAAAAAACGGTTATTGGAATTGTATATTGATTCCATAAATGATGGAATAACAGTTAATGTTGATTAATAATTAAACAAAACTATGGAAACAAACGAAATTGAATTGATCGTGAATGAACTTGACGATGATTTTACGGAAGTATTAACACAAATGGAAACCGAAGATGACAACAAATGAATTTTTACAAGAACTTGAAACGCGTATCAATGACGGTCGCGTGGTGAATACGGAGAGTTACCTTAGACGTAACGGGAAAACGCGCATTGCGGCAAGTAAAGACCTGCAAGACACATCCAAGTGGAAACGCGAGGAGATAAATGGGAAATATGGGGCGATATATGTTAATATAGAAAAGTGTTAACATGGAAAAGATACATTATACAGCAGGCGGCAATCCATCACATGCCGGGGTATTCATTTTACCAAACGGAAATAATATTGACGTAATTATCGACCATATAGAATGGCGCGAAAAGGAAGAGATAAATGGTCGCGTGGAATCAAAATTTGTAGCCGTTTTCAAGCCCAATCAGTACACAGACCTACCCATGGTTCTCAATAAGGTAAACAAGCAGCGCATACTAAAACTCGCCGGCAAGGGGTCATGGGATATTCTCGATATTAAAAACCTGCCGGTAACGCTGACATGGGAGTCCACGAGGGTCGGGGACGGGTTGCGCGTATCTCCAATCCCGCCAAGACAAAAAGCGCCTACCACAACGCCGACACCACCCCAGACACTTGAAACACTTACTACCGCGCATAAAAATTTCAGCAAGTGCGTGGATCATCTAAAAGGCGGTGGCAAAATAGACGACTTGCGCCTTAAGTATAGCATATCAAGTGCAATGGAGGAAACACTCAAACAGGCTTTATTATGATAGAATTGAGTAAAAAGGAATATGACTGGCTCAATGAAAAGACGGGTTATATATCCGCATCAAAGCTCGATGACCTGCTGACATCTGGGAAGAAAGGCAATAGTTGGGGTCAGACCGCAATAACATATCTATATAAGCTGCAATACGAGAGGCTACGCGGATTCCCGATAGTGGGAGTTGATGCCAGACCCATGTCATTCGGTCGTGAAAATGAGGTGTATGCCAATGAGTGGCTTCGTGAAAACGTGAACCAAGCCATAAGAAGCTGCTCAACGGATTTTGAGGAACGTATATTTAAAAAAGTACCGTCTGCCATGTTCGGAGCATCACCAGACTCAATACTTGGGACTCCTGAAAACGTGGAGCATTTATATGAGATAAAATGCGTGTACGG